AGGAACTCATCATTGTTGTTGAATTGATCCATGATTAGTACAGCATTTGTGATGTGATCGTGGATTCGTTTATCTCATTAACGCATATAAACCCTAGTTCTTCTATTACCCCTAAGGTGTAGGGTAGTAGTGTTTTGAAACCCGAAAGGTCGCAAAGTAGCTTAGCAGTCTGACAAACAGGATAGCAACGGATATTGCCGAAGCTAGTCGTAAGGCGAAAGGTTGCTGTCTTCATTAGTAGGGTGACAGTGTGGATGTGGTAGCTAATAGCTACAGAAAGGGGAGGCGTTAATCTCTCCCCTATTTGTAACGATCAACCAGAAATCACATAAACGTATAGGTAGAGTAGCCCCCTGCTAGTAGCCATGGAGCCCAACTTGGCGCTAGTTCATACTCAACATCATCGGTGCAATCAATACATCTAACTGCCTCAAGATCCAACATCTTTAAGGTCTGATCAATTACATCTACATCTACATCATCTAAGCCAGAATCATCACCGTTGATAATACATGAAGCCCAGTGAGAAGGTAGACGTACTTCTACATGCTGAGCTGTAGTCCATGGAATGGTCTTCATTGTCTGTTGATCGTGTTAAATGTTGGTAGCTAATAGCTACAGAAAGGGCTGGGATTAATCAGCCCTATTTGTAACGATCAAACACTAGCAGGGCTTGGCAATGTACGCAATAGAGTTTTGTATTTCGTAACACTAACATCAAACCGTTGTGACATGTGGGCCTCATTGCGCAAGGGCTCAGGCACAGCATTGTAGCCGTTGTAGCCTTCATCCCATGCTGCGATGAACTTGCCATCTTCATCACTCATAACATATAACCTTTGAGGGTTGCCGTAATAGTCGTTCTCGGCGCACATGTGGAGAATGGGATACATGGTGAGAGGTGCGGTGTTGGTCAGGGATCGTTTGTCCCCGTTGCAAGCAACCTAGACCCTACCAGGCCCAATGGCAAGAAATCACCCATATTTCTTAACATTCTCAACAAGGAAGCGTTAATGAGAAAGCTACAGATTTTTATATAAAATATAGATAACACGTACACGCGCACGATATAACATACCTATGCCCATCCTGCCTGTATCTGTCACACATTGTCACACTTGGCCCAGTCCAGCCCCGCGTACCTGCCTATGACACAGTTACGCAAGCCAGTCACCGCAAGGGGTTTGGGCCTGTCCACAGCGGATTGGACCGGTTCTGGACTCGTGGGCGGGGGCTGGCAAAGAAAACGCGGGCGAGGGGGTGGCATGGGGGGTTTCCAGCCGCCGCGTATAGGCGTATCCACTTCGTAAATTTATTTTATTTTTCATCAGGTGACCGCCAGGAGCTTCAGGAAGGGGCCTCCGAGAAGCCGGAGGTGTCCATACACCTACGGAGGGTCGGAGGGGGCTTCCCGGTCCACCCAGGGGGCAGTCAGCCTCATCTCATCAAAGAAGCCACTTCCGGTTTCCGAATAGACCGGCGGTGACACAACAGGAGTTGGTGGGTCAACCTTCTCGTACTCCTCAATCGCTTCACTGACGGTTGTTTCAACACGGACCTTGATAACCTTCCCCTCAACCCACACCAGGAACCCCAATAGGAGGAAGGCAGCCCAATCCGGCCACCCCCGCCTTAGGACCCGATAAAGGGTTTTAAATTCATTGAGGCGTAGCTTGGTCACGTCAGCACCTCCCAAAGGTTTGGCATCTGTTTGTTGAGGATGTTCTTGATCTCATCAGCAATGAGTCGATGTTCAAGTTGAGTCTCTGGACCACGCCTCACAGAAAGGTAATGAATCCAGCTCCTGATGGTTCCCGACATATAGAGCCGGGTAGGGCTGTTGATGGGCAGCACCTTACGGGCACACTCCTTTGCCACGCCAAGTTCTAGCAAGCGGTCATAGGCGCGGTAACTGGTAACAAAGGCTTGACCCACAAGCTTGTCACACTCAGCCAACACCTCCAGGGGTAGGTCATCAATGGAGTTTTGTTTGTTGGTTAGGTCCTGCCTTCTCATCTCGGGTAGCTCTGGTCGTAGTTGGACCTCGGCATACCTTTGGGAGAACTCCTGAAACGAGAAGCTTCTGTGTCGGAGGATCTGTGCGCTGATGTCCCGAGTTGTGGTTATCTCCACGCAGCAACTCGCCATCTCAAAGGGCGACCAATGCTTATGCTTAACAAGGTAGCGTAGCAACTTTCCGGTTGTATCTACTTTGTCTTGACCCTTGGGGTTACTTACTCTGGCACAGTATTCAATCTGTTGTTCAGCATCAGGGGTTATCCAGACTAGACGAGCAAGAGACGAGGGTGATTGCATAATCAAAAGAGATGATGGTTAATGATTGATTGATTACTTTGATTTTGCTTTCTATAACAGCTGTATCGGAGATGTTTGTTCAGTACTCTGACTAGACATCTTGGATACATTCTACCTTTAAGAACAATAATAAAGAATAATAACAGTAATAGTTATTAATAATTGTCATTATTATTATTAATGAAGAACATTAACAAATATAAGTTCCGCTACGCTCCACATTATATACAATAATATGTGTCAGCTTCCTTTGGTCTTTCTTTTTTATTTTTATTCTTGTTTTTATTAACAGTGGTCTCGTTACCAGTTCCTCTTCACTTCGTTCAGCGGTCTTCAGGGCGGCCTTTGGCCTTCTTCAGAGCCCCCCTACCCCCTGGGGGTCTCCTTCAATAGTGGGCACCTTCTTTTTGGGTCAGTCATACCAAGGGTTTTTGCTGTGTCGCCCGTCCCCCAAAAAGGGGCCCCATTTACCTTCGAAATAAAAGGGGCTCTAGGTGGGGGTCCATACCCGTTCCCCAGTGTGTTTTGGTTGACGGGAAACAAAAGAGGAGTGGTTTCCCCTTTCCCGAACAGTCTAGCAACCCCGACCATTACCGGCGAGAGATCCACGACACAATGGGACCCTCTTCCTGGGTGATGGGTTCATCAAACGTGCTGCCCGCCACAAGGAGGTCAGTGGCCAGGATGGGGGCAGAGAGGAACCCCTCAACCATGTTTGACCATTGCTGTCGGGACTTTTGGATGTCTTGCTCCTTTGCGGAGATGGCAAGGATGTCTTGGTAATACTTCACCCCAAGGGCTAGGGCGTCTACCCGGTCATCATGCTTCACAGCCCCTTTCTCCCGACACATGCGTGTCAGCTGGTACATCAGCATTCGTGGGAGGCGTTCTTCGGGGGCCATCTCGGGGTTGGAGCGGTAGTCCCAATCAATGAGCTTCTGGTCAATGATGAGGCGGTGTTGGTTGAGGACGGGTTCCAGGGTGTCAATGATGCGGTCTTCCTTGCGGGTTGTGGCGCGGACCTCCTCAAACATCATGCCAACCTTCATTTCCTGGGCATGTTTCTTCATGAGTTCCATGATTGCCCCGTCACCGAAGTTAGATTCGATGAGGCAGACCGATGCCCCGTAACGGTTGGCAAGGGTCAGAATCCCACGTAGGGTCTTGTCGGAGTACCCGTCTTGGGTAGCAAGCATGTCCCTGATAAAGATGAACCCGTTGATCTGTGAGAGGACGACGGCAACTGTCTCGTCCTTGCCGCGACCGCTTGGGTCCACAGCGATGATGGTCTGATTGTAGGGGACGTAATCGATGGTACTTTTGGGTCGATGCCACCTATCGCCTGGGAGGGCCACGGCGGGCATGTCAAGGAGGGTCTCCTTATCAGCACCCCAAACAACGTCCGAAGGGGCCTTCCCGGGGTCCAGAGGCATCACTGAGAAGTCGCTGAGCTTGAGGGGGAACTTGAGGGCGTCAGATAGGCTGGTATCCAACATGAACTGGAGCATGAAGTTGCTCCGAGACATGGACTGTTCCCGCTCAAGCAGGTTGATCTCCGAGAACCGTGTGTCTGTCGGTTTCCACGCCAGTACGTCTAAACCTTTCTGTTCGATGTCGGCTTGAAGCTGTGGCGCAAGGATGTCCTCGTACCCAATGAGACTTTTTGGGTAGCGAGCCGGCCACACCAGTGGGATATAGTTACGCTCTCGAAGAGTACGATATATTGTGAAGGTGGTTTGAGGCGTTCCCAGAAACAAGATCCTTGAATCTGCTTTGGGGGTTAGGACGGATTCACCTTCCGTCACCAACTGAAGAAGCTTCTCTCGTTGCATGTCGGTGGCTGAGTTAGCCGGAACCTCAACGTCGTCGAAAATGATGAGGTCACCACGACTACCAGTGATCTGTCCAGTGATACCCACGGACTTAACGGATGGGGACTGTGCTGGGCGACACCCCGACACGTCAAAGCTGATGCGACTCCATCGTTGGTCATCGCTTTGTGGCCTAAGGTGAGCAAGCCATTCAAACTCAAGGATACACTTTTGAATAAACAATGTGA